CAAAAACTCTGGTGAGTTCGCCGTGGTCCGGTGTGGCACAAAAGTGTAGAATACCGTCTTGGTACTCGATATCTTCGAGCATGGCTTTCTTGAGGTATTTTGTTACCATAAAACCCTGCAGGCTGGCCGGCACTTTCAAGTCCCCAATCATTCTTGGTTCTTTTCCAGGCTTGGCCCATTCATCCTTCTTCATCTTGTAAGTTACATGTTTTAACCAGAGCTCACTTGCGGTCGTCCCAGTTTCAAACATGTCCTTCCACGCCATTTCGCGTAGATGCTTCTTTTTGTGCGGATCGGCGTAATGCTCTTCCGCTTCAACTAAGAATCCCCGGTAGTTACACATATCTTTAGAGTACATATCCCTCAACGAATCGAGGAATGGCATACTTTTAGAGATAAAATTGTGTTGGTTATTAGCTAGAGTGGCTGCCATATCTAGACTTCCTCCAGCACACCGGAAAATCCTCCGGAGTGCAATCGAAACATTAGCGTTACTATTAGCATATATCTCACCATTGTGTAAGAAACCCCCATACTTCGTACGGTATGTAGGGTCAACCAGGATCCGATTGTGAACGATTCGTGACTCTCGCTCGCAACCAAAATCCAACTCACCGGCGACTTCATTCCACCATTCCATCCCGCGTAGACAAGACCATTTTGCGTTGTAGACGTATGCTTTGGTAAGCTTGTCTTTGTTACAAGGTACAGTGCCTATGCGGAAAGGGTCCCGTCGCAATCCGATTATGGAGTGGGGACCCTGCTCCGAAAATCCAGAGTGCTCTCAGGGCGAATTCGCGCGGTCTGTATTGCGCGCAGAACACACAAGTTCATTATGTGCTGCCGTGTGTTCAATCTCAACTGAGCGTCGTGTGTTATGGCTCGTTGAGGGTAGTCCTTGAGAACTCTAGAGATGACCTCTATGGGTACAACCTCTAGAATACGCGAAACCTCACCTCCCTGGGTGATGAAACAGCACTTCTCGAGATCCGGGTGGTTCATCACCTTGCTAGCGATGAACCGGTCGACGGGTCGGGTGGTAAAGTGGGTGTATATCTTTTGTAACTCGGAAACGATCATGTCATATCCTGTTTGTTTAAAATATACTTTGTTCGCCGCCCCACCTCTCCAATCCGATGGAGTTAACGCCGTAGAGACCGCCGGCGTTAATGTAACTGTGTTTTCAAGAAGATCGCTGAAGTTTTCATCTTTTGCTATTTTCTGACTTTGCAGTCCGGGCAAACGGCCCATAGCATGGATGAGTTTCTTCTTCAAGCTCCAAGCATTTCCTCCAACGGCAGTCATGTATATCTTGACGTTGGCGTGCTCCCATGGCTTA